ATCTTGACTTGCATCTGAAATACGCCCCGCACCACTTGTAACATTTACATTATTAGTACAGTAAATTCCGAGAAAAAAAAAAAAAAAAGTAGTATCTTCATTAGGTAAAAACATAAAATCTATAGTATGTGTATCATCTATTTCTATTCCACCTAAATCAATATTTAATTCACTTTCTGCTGAAATATCACTTGAAGTTAGTATTACATCATAAAGAATTGTAGAAGAAGTTAAATCTCTAACTAAGAATCTTACATCATATCCCGAATACTGCTCAATGAAAAATTTAACACTATTTACAACTTTAATCCCCTCTAAAAACGTAGGAGTTAATCTATATCCACTGGAAGTAAAGTCATCTCCTGATTTCCATACAGTTACAACATTTCCACTAAATGTATTATTAGTATTAGAATATACATCAGGGGAAAGTTGTTTAATTATTATTCCCTCATCACTTTCCTCACAATCCACCAACTCAGCCCCATCAAACCCAAACTGTGCTTGATACCTTCCTTTGTCTGGGTCAGTAGTAGGTTTAGCATTTACTTCGTTGATTGCACTAACTAGGTTTGTTTTATCTGTGGTTGTAAGAGTCGTTTTGTCGCCTAAATCCTGCGCTAAATCAGCCATTTGCGTACTAAGTACATCTATCCCATCTACATTATCGCTTATCCCTTGTTCAATATTATTTAATCTAGCGGCAGTAATTTTGGTACCCTCTTGAATTATTTCCCCCGGTTCTCGTTCTATATTTACTATTTCTTCTGTTCCATCCTGATTTATTATTCTATACTTAGTAGGATCTGTTACTATTTGGTCCTTCCAGGTTGTTCTACTATATGCCATTTATATCACCTCATTTATTAAAATACTGAAGGTTTTAAATAATCCTCTTCCACTTCCCTTGATTATATTACAGCTTTCCTGCTTAGCTATTTGTCCATCAGTGTCAAATAATATGAATTCTGTAATATTGCCTTCAACATTTTCATCAAGTAAAACATTAATCTTTACAGTTGAGCCACTTGATTCTTTACTATAGATAGAAAGAGTTTTGTTTTCACCGTTTAGTACATATTGGCACTGTACTATTTGTGACTCTATATAAGCTGCTAGTTTTGAAAGAAAGTTTTCAGTTATCATAGAAACTCACCTCCAGCTACGATTTGATTGCAGGCAGGAAAAATTATTGCTGCTGTCATATCTGTAGATTGAATTGTGATTTTATCATTTTCTTGAATTGATAATGTATAATCCAAGTGTGCTGGCTTTAGCTCTTCAAGGGTGCTTTCTAAATCAACTAGATTAAGTATATTGTTTTCAATGTATTCTAGGAGAATATTAAATTTTCCATCAAAGGCTACCATAGTTTCTCCATTGGTATATGGGTCTAAAATGCTTTTAAGCAAAGTCTTATCGAATTTCCCTATACCTCGATATTTCGATTTAATAAGACTTATTCTTTCCTCATAGCTTTTACTTACATCTGTTTTTATTCCAAGTTCATATTCGTATATGGAAAGCCCCCAGGTTGCTGTGTCAATTGACAGTTGTCTTATAAAATCCTCTATATCTAAGGCTTTACTGTCTATCTCCTGAGCTTCTGCATTTATAATGCTTTTAATTAGCTTAGAAGCCTGCTCATAAAGGGGCAGATATTTAATCATCCTTTCGCTACGCAATTGTCACCACTCCCAACACTGCTACTTCATCATCTGCTAAGCTGATAGCCGATGTTCCTCCATTAATCGTCAAATTATCAAAATCAATTATCCCTTCTGAATCTAATATGATGCTGGCTATTCTGTTGTAGCTTATTGCTTCTTCCTTGAATGCAATTTCTTTGAGATAATCATTTATATTATTTTCTACACTTTGCTGTCTTTCTTCATCGGTTATCGAGGTATCTTTAATTGCTGTAAAGGATATATCAATATCTATCCCCACAGCACTGACAACTGTGCAGTAAGCTCCAATAGGGGCTTTGCCTTCTCCAAGCCCTGCTTTATTTGGATCAATATAATTTTGTACCTCTGTCACCAGTTCTAGGCTTGCTGGCTGTTTATTGGAATCTATAATGACTATTTTTACAGTGTTATCTCCATTCCATAGTGGAATCACCTTTACATCCCCGACTCCTGTAACTTCCTTTGCCCAATTTCTATAATGATACTTGTTTCCTGAAGTAGCAGGGGTTCTGATATGTTCATAATATCTGTCTAAAAGCTCTTCATCGCTTTCTGCATCATATCCATTAACAATGTCTGCATTATTAATTATGCTTGTGATTCCTTCTATAGTTATTGGGAAATACTGAATAGAGCCTGCAGGAACATTTCCTACAGACCCATATTCTTCACACTCTACCAACACTTCCACCTGTCCAGAGCTGCCTATTGTTTTGGTTTCTTTGATTTTAAAATTAATGGTATCACTTGCTGCTAAATCTCCTTCATTGATTACAGCTCCTATTTTTCCTGTAACCACTACATAGCCTGATGCCTTGGTTGCGGATTTTCTCCTGATTCCAGTTTTTTCATATACTCTCTGTTCAAGCCCTTCTCCCTTTAGATTTTCAATACTTAGCTTCTCTTTAGCTGTTTCGATTTCTTGATTTATATTTTCCAGCTCTATTGCAACGGGTTTAATTATGTCATATAGGAATGAGCCTTCGGTTTTGTCGTATTTACCAACTATATTGCTTAACATGCGGCTTTGTATTATTTCTCTATTTTCTACCATAGATTCACCTCTTTTCAGTTTCAGATTGAATATGACGAGGGGACAATCCCTTAGACACTCTTGCAAGCTTGCGTATCTGAGAGATCAATCCACAAATATAATTTTTCACTTTAGTAGCTTCGAAGCACTCTGTCGCATTTTTAATTATTATATTATTTGTGAATTTTAATGGTATTTTTACAAACAATCCTTTTGTATTTCTATTTTCTATGCCAAAAAGTCAATGATTTCTGATAAAGATATAGTGGATGAGGAATATCCACTTGGTTTTAAATCATTTAATTGTCTGTAATTGCTATTGAGGTAGCCTAATGCAATAATAACATCCTTCACATCTCTTAAACTTATACTATCAGGTGTCTTATTTCTTACTGTGAAATTTCTTATTACTTGCTCACCTTTATCATCTTTTGCCAATACTTGAATATCATTGTTACCTAACAGTAGTTCACTTAAGGAAATTGTATGGATTTTGTCCTCCCCATTTGCAATTGAACTCCAATCAGTTTTTATTGCACCACGTAATCTCACTTGGTACTGTAATGAATCTGATAAATCGCTATCTTGAACATTTATTTTAAATGCAAATTCATTGGATGAATTAAATAAGATTGTTGTTCCTTCAGATAATATTTGATTGTCGTCAAGCTTAGTTAATAATATACTGGGGGTTCTATTATCGGTATATTCTAGGGTTACGTTGTAGCAGTAATAATAGTCAGTACCACCTTTATATACGGTTCCTGAATAATTCTGTCGCCACACCCTTGTATCGGATGCTGGTTTTGTCACTGTTCCACTGTAATTTTGTTGCCACACTCTTGTATCAGGTTTTGATGCAGTTCCTGTTAAAGTACAACTAGCCGTTTCTCTTGCTCTAACAGCTCTTTGTCCAATATAAGGATTACTTGGAAGTGGTTCATCTGTGTGGGTCAGCAATGAACCAAAAGTCCAAGAAGTATAGCTTCCAGAATAGACTCCATCAGAATAACTTTTTGGAGAGTAAGTTCTAGTCCATCCGTCTCCATGCCAAGAATCACCATCCCACTTGCTATAATAAGTATAATATAGAATTCCAGAAGCCTTGATACTTTTACTATCAGCATCACTTCCACTGATAACATAGGCACTTCCACTTTTAGAAAGTGTTCCTGAATATCCACCACTGTTATAGGATATTGATGCATTAAAACTATTGCTGGAGCTTGTTCTTGAATCCGATACGATCATTGTATCACCTGGAGTATACTCTCCACTAATAACATAACTGCTTCCATTCTTACTTAATGTTCCACTGTATTCACTCTCATCAGAGTAACTATATATACTAGAAAAACTGTTGCTTGAGCTTGTCTTGTATCCTGACGCTGATTTTGAATATTTAGTCGGATTGTATAAACTACTGGTAGCTGTCCCATTTGATACAGTTATAGTTACTTGGTCGCCATTTACTGTATGGCTTACATTACCTGTATCTACCGATATGTTATCTATGCTTTGTAAATTTGGTATTGTGATTGTTTGACTTCTAGTTCTTGACATACTAGATGAAAATTTAACTGTCTTAGTCTCTGCATAAACCTTACTTAAATCTGTATCATTACAAGATTGTAAATCAACCATCACTTTTCCTAAAATTTTCACCGTAGAGATTGGATAAATTGCAGTATTGAACTTATTATCTCCAACGAGTAATTGTCCTTTAACTCTTTTTACTATCAGTTTAGCACCCGTATCGGCTATGATAATATCATTATCTTTATAATCGCTATCAATGATTTTTACTATTTCACCATCTTCTAAAGTCGGATACATACTATATCCAGATACCCTAAAAAGTCTATTTATCATATCTTCACCACCTAAAGAACAATGTAACAAAATTCTACGTTCGTTGTTCCACTACATTTTACTGTAAAGCTATAGTCTTCCTTTTCTACCCACACCTCTCCCAAATAGCCTAAAGGATCTGCTAATGGAGTAACATAAACAAAGTAATCTTGATTACCAATTGTATGATCAATTTTTATACCTTGAATACCATTAAAGTTAGAAACACCTTTTATTTTTATAAAATTAGCTGTTTTAGTATCAATGTCTTTAAGCTGTTTATCAATAGCATCCATATTTCTGTTTTGAATCTCTATATCAAAATACTCATTTGCTAATGGCTTTTCCAAATTAAAATTAGTTGTATAATTTGGCATTATATCACCTCTCTTGATTTTTTGTGTATTCGTTAGATTATTATAAGTTAACCCGTTGTGCTAGTTTGTAGCTCGGGAACTTTTAATATCTCCTTTTGTGATACCAAAACCACTTTTTTTCTATGCCATAAAAACTACCAGTAGCAGGGGTAATTGCTGTATCTGAAACAGAAAACGATACATTATCCATATCCACAACTGTTACAGTATGCTCTCCATTATATTCAATTTGGTCTGCATCTACTATTTCTAGGAGTGAACCATTTATTAAATTATGTCCAGATATAGTTGCTGTTGCAGTAGTACCACTTCTAGTAATCTGAGAAATAGGTAAATACTCACCAACTATTTTCTTTTCAACTCCTTCTAATTTGATATCAGTATTACCTCCAACACCATGACTTTTAATAATATTTTCTATATTCAACTAACTCACCACCTTAGACACTATGTTTCCATCAGTATCATACATAATAGTCCAAGTTATTGTATTCACTAAGGTAGCACCATCTGTATCATAAAATTGACATGTATCAGTTTGGTAGTTTCCGTTTGTATCAGGATTAGATAAGGTAGATTTGAGGTATAATGTGTTGTCTAATCTTTTGTATTTCACTACCGTATATATTCCATTAGCATCTTTGTTACTTGCATATGAATTATAGTTGTCTAACTTAGTTGCTAAATGAGCCATCTGCTCACCTAACTTCCCAATCTCCCCATCCAAAATATCCATATTCCCATTCTGATCATCTACACTATATTTTTCCGTTATAAGGGGCTTTTTAAGATTATAATTCGTTGTATAATCTGCCATTTATTATCACCTCGTTCTTTCTATGTTAACTATACTAATCGGCATGTAAAATCACCTCTAGCTTTTGATGTGTGAAGTTACCCATTTTTTCATGGGTAAGCCCTTCATCTTCATTGGGAATTTCTATAGTTCTTAGTTCTTCATTGGTAAAGGCACTAAGCCATCCAAAATGATATCTGTGCAAATAATTATTGATATTATAGGTATACTCAAAGTCAAAGTCTAAATGTGCTGGCTTAATTTCTTCTATGGCTCTCTGTAAATCCTCAAGGTTAGGTGGAATTCCCTTTACACCTATAAATTTGATTGTAAACTGCATATTGGGATTATCTTCTATTACGTCTACCTCTCCATTACTATAGGACTCGCATACATTTTTTATTAGATTTACTGTCACTGTCCCGCTGCCCTTTAGCTTTGACTTTATAGCACTTCTTCTATAGTCATCAGACTTACTATTATTAACGGGTATTCCAAGCTCCCTTTCCCATCTTTCAAGGGAAAAGTCGGCAGAGTCTATGAAGAATTGATTAAGTGTGATTTCTAGATTTCTTATAAATTCTTCAAGCTCTTGGCTTTGGGTGTCAGTGATATTTGTCATTACTCTGCTTGTTCTATAGTAATTGGGGAGATATTTAATCAGCCTATTAGACAATTGTTATCACCCCTAGCACTGCAATCTCCTCATCTCCTATCTTGACATTTGGGTCGGGGTCACTGCCGCTTTTTCCATTTACAACAAGTCCCGTATAGTCTATAACTCCCTGGGATTGAAGTATAATACTTCCTATCTTGGCATGACTTACATAGCTCTCGATGAAGGCTATTTCTTTAAGATATTGAACAATATCCTTCTCTATATTTGATTTAACCTGCTCTATTGTATAGTTATCTGTATCAATTGTAAGTGAAACCCCTAGATCAATAGGTCTTTCTATGGCTGACATGACAGTTACTGTAGCTCCTATTGGTCTGTTTTTTTCTATATGCTCATATACCTTGTCTACAAGCTCCTGCTCTGCTCCGGTCTTGTCGGAATCAATCAGCACAACCTTTACTGTGCCATTGTTACCATCCCATAGGGGAAATACCCTTACGTCTCCTACTCCTGGAATCTCTAATGCCCAGTTTCTGTAGTGATACTTATTTCCAGAGGTTGCCGGGGTTCTTACCTTATCATAGTATCTTTTCCTTAGCTCCTCATCGGTTTCTCCGTTATATCCGTTTGTTACAGCCAATGGATTGGTTACGCTGGCAAGCACAGTTTGTGTAAGGGGAAAATGTTTAATAGCTCCTGCTGGGACGTTTCCTATGGTTCCTTCCTTTTCACACTCTACTAATACATTTACCTCACCAGATGCATCTATCGTTTTGCTTTCCATTACAACAAAGTTTACAACATCACTTGCTACCAGCATTCCCTCCTGTATATTTGCGCCTTCGGGTCCCCGTATTGTTACAGTTGTTTTTGACTTTGTAGGGGCTTTTCGTTCTATTCCCTGCTGTGCAGCCTTTCTATCTAGGTATTCACCGACAGCAGTTTCTACAAATCCCTGATCTAATATCTCATTTTGCTCCTTATAGGCAGTCTCCAGCTCTATTGCCAATGCATTTATTACGTCATAGAAGAAGCCGCCCTCGGACTTATCGTATTCATCACTTATGTGACTAAGCATACGGTTTCTTATCTCTTCCCTTGTCATATACTCACCTCCTGGGCAAAGTTATTGCCGTCAATCAGATTTACCCTAAAGGATATCTTTAAGGCAGGGTTTTTCTTCTCAATTTTCCAATCCGACAAGGATGCAATCATTGGATGTCTTTTAAGCGCCTGAGTTATCTCCCTTTTCAGCTCTGCTTCTACGAAGGAATGGGGAAAATTGTTGCCTACTATAAGATCCTCCAGAACTACGCCATACTCATTTTTATCCTTTCTCTCATAGACCTTGTATCTGTATTTTTCAGTCCTTATTGTCTTCTCTATCCAGGTCTTTACTGCTTCAATCCCAGTTACTTCTACTGGCCTTCCATCCCTTATGACAAAATCTCCTTCATTAAAGTCGAACAAAAAAGATCTACCTATTTGTGGTAAATCCATGTTATCTGTTGTTTTGAATTGTAATTGTGCTATGTCAGGCAGCATTACAGCTTCACCACCTTATCTATTACATAGTATTGTTGTTCGTTGGTAACAGGGATGAGTATAATTTCATCTCCTGATTTTAATGAATCCGTCCATTTTATCTTTCCTGTGCTTTGATACCCTGTATTTACATTTAGACTTGCCACTATATGATTATGAGAGCCATGATCGCCAACGGAGGCATTACTTGTTTCACCTGCATTTCCTTGGGAGAACTGTATATCTCCCTCTAATGAAAATTCCCTCTCATAATCCATTAGAACATGACTCGCAAATATTAAATGCTCTTTAGTCAGAACTATTTTGTCCCCCAAAGCAACTTTTATTTCAGGTAGTGGACTAATCACCTTTCCTGTCTGTGGTCCAAGATACAGCTTATTTTCCCTTTCTTTAAAAAGCTTTGCCAGCTCACTGATTCCATCCATTACTTAACCCCCAATCCTACCTGCATACGGTGTACACCATTTGTTAATGTATGGGTTACATCCTTTATTAGATATTGTCCCTTCATCCCTGTTACAGGCTCTTCTATCTCAATAATTCTTCCTGCCTTGACATCATCATTCCCCAACATTTCTACTGAATTTTCTTCAAATATCTTACCCAATTCCTTTAGCATGTTTTGAGCTATATTCCTTGCCTGTGCACTATCCTTTTCATCAATGGGTACTACCTCTTGTAACAGCCCATATTTATTGATTAAATTATCATCTCTTTTTTCTGCTGCTATTTTATCACCAGAAATAATTTTAATGCTGTTTTTCATATCTTCTATAGTTCTTTTTCGGCTGGGATTAGATATGGAATCAGCTATATCATAGGCCTCCACGTTGTCAGCAAGCTTAAAGGTCGGCTTTATGACCAAATCCTTCTGATCTTCTATATAGAGCTTTCCCTGTCGCATTTCCATACTGTATTTTGTTCCCTTCTCCTTCTCAGCCTTATCTAAAATATCCTTGATGATATCACTAACAGCTTTGTCATTGTATATCTTATTTATTACTGTAGTTATGGGCGCTATACTTCCTATAGGGATATCAAAATCCTTTAATATAGTTTCTATGGCTTTTTGCCCTGGCAGCTTGTTAAATTGATATATTTCCTTGCTTTTGTTGAGATAAAACGCATAATCAAAGCAGGTATAGCTTACTGCTCCCCTGCCTTTTTTTTGTTCAGCTACAACGATTCCCCTAAAAATTTCATTTCCATTTTCCAGTCTGATTACATCCCCCAATTCTACTGGATTGATTGGAAAATATCTGTCATCATTAAAGGCAATCTCGAAATCAAGCTGTTCACCCAATTCGTTTATATTGCTTCTCCACTGTATGCTTCCAACCAAGGGAGTAATATTGGTCTCTGTGCTGCTTGATACACTATATAACTGGTGCATAGCTACACCTCCCTTTGTTTGAGATTTATGAATTTAAATTCACTCAAGGTGAGGGTATAGTATATATCCTCGGTTCCATCCTGAATCCCATATTCAAAGGATTCTATTGTACAAGCCATGTTTATTGGGGTTTCTGTGATAATTAACCTTATAGGTACTCTCCTGGCCTTCCATTTTTCTATGATTTCAACGTATTGCCATCCTTTATATGCATCGTCTCTTAAAAAGGAATAGTCCTTATCGGGAAAGAAGGATTGTATTGATATGGAGTTTAAAGCTTCCATCCCTATCAGCTTTATTTCTCCTTGCCCTATGGTATCATAGGTTTCATTTTTCATTCCCGATTGGATTTTGAATTCAGCAGGCAGGACAGGAAGCTTTATTACTTGTTCTCTGTTGTTTATTGATAGAAAAATGTCCATTTTCCAGTCCTCCTTTATGCGTACATATTTGACATAGTTAATTGTATTTTTGAAGCTAATTCGTTGGCAACTTCATTTATTGATAGACCGTTGGCATTTATATTGATGTTAAAGTTGTTTTTATTTGAATTATATTTTTGATTTCCTAGCGGTCTTGTATTTGATATTCTGCTATTATCAAAGGTTTTAGTGTTATTGATTTTATTATTCTTATGGTTACTATGATATAGATCAATTAGATTGCTGTTTGGCTTTGATAGCCTATTTTTTAAATCAAATGAATTATTTGTTTTTGTTCGAGCACCCAATAGTTTCTCTTTTGCTGATTTTATAAAAGCAAAACTTTTGTTTCTAATCTCTTGAATTTGTCTTGCAGCTTTACTTATTAAAGGCTTTGTCTTTGTCTTTATAAATGCTGCTGTCTTTTTTGCTGTTTGTATTGGATGTAAGTACATATCTGTATAACCCTTCATAACTTTTTTAACCGGTTCAGGTGCTTTTTTCCTAAACAAACTCATACCAGACTTTAATGAATTAACAAATCCCTTCTCCTTTATAGCTGCTCCTGCTTTTTTCACAGCTCCCCATGCTTTTTGAGTTGTTTTTATTGCCTTTTCAACTGGCTTGACTACAAATCCAGCTCCTTTATCTAATAATTTTGTAACTTTTTTACCTCCAAAGCGTTCCATATATTTACTGTCAAATAGGTCATATATTGCTCCTCCAGCAAGACTTACAGCTGATGTAATTGGTGCAATTGGAGTGAAATCACCTACAGTATCAGTTGCGGCCATTACTTTCTTAAAATCACTTTCTTCAGTCATCATTGTGTGTATGTTCATTGCTGTACCTACTGGTGAAAATGCCTTGGTAAAGCCTTTAACAATCTTTGAATTTCCTACTTTTTTTACGGATCCAATGAATTTAGAGTCCGCAGCCTTTTCGATTATTTTTGTAATTTTAGGATTACTTATTTGTTTTGTTCCTTTTTTGATAAGTGAACTGCTTTTTTGTACTACATCATCAAGGGTAAAAGTAAAAGCTTTATCTGTCCATTCTTTTGCTTTTCCATATGTTCTGCCTAGTTTTTTAATATCTACTTTATCAAGAATCTTTTTTGCTATTACATTTTTCTTAAGTCTTTTCGCCTGCTTTGAAGAAATAGTGCCTAAAAATCTCTTATTGATTCCTGCCTCGGTTAATTGTTTAGCAGCACCAGCGTATTTTTTTAAATCCTTTCCCATCATACGACCAGTAAAATTTACCATATTTTCAGCTGATTTAGCAGCTCCAACAGCTAACTTTTTATTTATTAAGCTTCGGTATTTTTTACTCTTTCTAAGCTTTTTATATATAAAATTGCTAGTCTTTTGAGCTTTTTCAAGGGTTTCATCTATCGTTGAGGTAGTATCCTCAATCTTTGATTGAAGGTTTTTTATTTTTCCTACATATTTGATGAACTTGTTTCCAGCCATGTTTTTATCTTCTTCAGTCATATTTTCACTAGAATCGCTTGTATTATCATCTGATTCAATAGACTGATTACCTGTAAGCTTTTGCTTGCCAAAATCCCTAATTTTTTTCGCTGTCTCAATTGTTCCCTCTACTTTAGAAGCTGCCTCATCAATCTGTGACTGTATTTCAGGTATTATTTCAAGATACTCTACAAGCTTATTCATTTTAGAATTATTTGAACCTCTTGAACTACTTCCCATCTTCTCACCACCTTCATAGTGACAATAAAAAGCACCCTAAAAAGGGTACTTTCTACCATCTAAACTCCTTATTTATACCTAAAAACAAGGATTATCTAAGCTAGATTTTATAATCTTTTCTCTTTCCTTCATCTCTTCCTCATAGAATGCCATTATTATTAGGAGTTCTCCTTTTGGCATGTTGTATAGTACAGAGGGTCTAATACCCTTTGTATTCCAGTAATAATACATCATTTGGGTTAGACCATCTGTACTTATGAGTTTTTTACTTCTTCAACGGCTCCACCATCAAAGCCGCTTAAATCTCCTATTATGTTATATAGGGTTATAATTTCACCGGGAAGAAGTATCTTTCTAATTAGATCCTTTGGAGTATATACTCCAAACTTGTCCATCAATTCTTTAGCTTTAAAGCTTGGTTCTTTAACTCCTTCTAGAACCGTCATGATTTGCAGCTCTGAAAGATTTATACTTTCTAGCTTTTCATCCATAGATACTTCTTGGATTTCTTCCATTTTAGCCGGTGTTAATGCTTCTACTTTAAAAATTATTTTCTCTCCTGTCAGCTCAGATAATCTTTTCATTTCAACCTCTTTGGAGGGTTTTTTAAGTTTGCTTTCATCTAGCTGAAGCAATAAATCTAAAGTATTCATTTATATCTCTCCTATTCTGGTTTTATTAAATCAATAAAATCGTAGTCAGTAAATGTGAAAGGGCACTCTACCTTTCCTAATGCCTTTGCTTCAAAGCTCATTAGAGTTAAATCATTAAAGCTTACATCCTTCAATACTATTCTTTCAGCCTGTGAGTCAATTGTGTCCGGGTCTGCTAATTTAGAAAGGATAGTAAATCTTACATCCTTTCCTTTTTTGATGTTTTCACCTATCTTAAGTGCCATCCTTGAATTCACCTTATGAAGCTTTAAGCTTCCAGTTCCTTCCCAGCCAGTAATCTTTGTATCTTTAGCTAGGACACCACACATATTTACATCTTCTTTTTTTAGGGTAATCTTGGCTTCTAAGCCAGTTAATTCACTTACCTTGTCACCATCAAGCCAGATTTCTCCCCATGTACCGTTAATCACTCTATTTCCAGATATTTTATTTGCCATATTCCATTACCTCCTACATATATATTTCCATTTGTAAATCTTCCATAGCATCTAGGAACTTAACCCTAGCATTTGCAAATACCTTGCTTCCAGTATTGTATTCCTTGATTTCCTGCTCCTTTAAGGATGCTACATCTACACCCTTAGACATCAGATATAATCTTTGTGCTTCTACATCTATCTGTGCCTTGTTGTCAAATGCACTATCTAGTACTTCTATTCTTTCTAATTCCTCAAAATAGGCATTAACTGCTGCTAGGAACAGTACCTTGTGGTCATAGGAATTAGTAATCCTTCCTACATAGAAGCCATCAAAGGTATTTCTGATGTCGTCACGAACAAGATCTACTGCATCTACTATTTTGATTTTCTTGAATTCCTCTCCCTTTACTGAAGTAGTTGTAGTAAGGGAGTTGACACCTCTACCTATCTTGATTTTTGTTCCATCATTGATAAGGATTAGCTTACCACTGTCTATATCAGCATTTGGGTCTGTCGATTCTGTTATGCCCTCTACCTCACTCAAGTCATAGTAGGTAGCACTGCGTGTAAATGGAAGACCCGCCAATATTCCAGCTATTCTACTAGTGTATTGACTAGCACTATAGGTTTTAACATTTTCTTCATCAATCGGAACCTCTATGCCTTCCGTCGCAAAGTTGATGATTCCTTCATGGTCAGCTACTGCATTTGGCAGTACAGCCTTGTAGGTTTTCTTATTTACATCCCTTTCAGTTTTAATCCAGGATATGATATTTGTAACCTCTACAGCCTGAATTCCCGGAATCGCTAGGTAGTTCCATTTCTTATTTTTTAATCTTGCAAGCCCATTTGAGTAATCGGTATCTGCTACTGCTATCCTTTCGACGATTACTTGACTAGGGGTTCCCATAAAGGTTTTTTCAATGTAATCCTTGTTATCAGCAGTCCAGTCGGCTGCATCAATTTCATCTATCGATTTGTATACCTTTGTATCAAAGTTCTTTGTATCATCCTTCAAAATCAGTGCCACGATACCTCTTGCACTACGCTCTATAGCAGTTGTTCCTTGTGTTTTAAAGTTTATAGTTATTTCAGGTAATCCCATTAAAATTCCTCCTTCATTTCTAATTCTCCCATTAATTCATATTCTTCATAGTTATATGCTTTTGTTTCATCTATGCTGTCCATAAAGTCTAAGTTAAAGGACAGTCTTAGGATATTGTCTTTTACTCTGGTACGAATGACGCCTACAGGAAGTATTCTGTCCTGTACAATCAAAACTGGATCAAAGGCCTCGTATAGTGCATCTATCGTATCGATGTTTTCTCCATTTGTTCCATTTAGAGAATGAAAATGGATGTTTACATTTATAAATTTTCTTCTATGATACTTATTTTCTATGACCATAGAGATTGGATAAATCTGAACCAGCAAAGCAGGCTTTACCAGTTCTTGTCCATTATCTTCTCCATAAATATTATGTGATGGAAAGCTGCTTGTCAGCCTTTGGATAACAGCATCCTTGATATCCATCAGTTTCACCTTTATCACTCCTTGACATCATGCTGCAGCACTTTATCTATACTGATGTCCACAAATTTTCCATTAATTTAAGTATCTTTGATTAATAACTTGATCAAGTTAGGTTTGTTTATCATGCATTATTATCTTTTCATTTCTCAGGATATCCTTTGAGGTCTTCATTGCCTCGGCTTTTTCTATACGTGTTTAACGTGCAACGCCACGAATAATTTCTTTATATGTATAGAAAACACTTATAAATCAAAATATACAAGATTTATAATAATTTCTATATTTTATATTATATCACTAAAATTTAGAAAAAAACGGCACACTTTCGGCATTTTTCCGGCAATTTTCCGGCAGTCCTTTTCCATAGTTGACATTAGGGACGGTTCTTTTTGTCATTTCGTTGGCAGAAAAAATCCCAGAGTAAATTAATTCTTACTCTAGGACTCTTTGTATTGCAGAATCACAAATTCTCCATTAGCTTTCTTTGAATCAAGCTTCCCACAGAATCCTGAATATCCATAAGAGATACTAGGATATCTTCGCCAAATAAACCCTTTTTAGTCTCCTTTAGCTTCTTTAGTTCCTCTTCAATCCCCTTTACTGTTCCATCCTCAAGGATTTCCAGCTTTGATTTATCTACAAGGGTGCTGGTGACATGTATGTTTTTAGCATTCATTTTTAGCGCCTCAAGCTTTATAGAGTTACTAAAGCATATGTCCTTGATCCTTGCATTCTCTTTCATCAGCTCTTTTTTAGTGCTTTCCAGTCTCTCAATGAGTCGTTCCTTTCTCTTCATGCTTTCCTTCATCTCATCCAGCTGTCTATTTAAGGTCTCGATATTTTTTCTAAATATATTTTTTTCATATATAACTTGGTTGAGTCTGCTTCTAGGTATGTAGCTTTCATCATCAACTATTATTTTTTTATCCCCAAGCTTTTCTTTTATATTCATATATAATTCTTCACCTAAGATTTCCTTTGAAATTCTCATTATATTTCCTCCCGTTTTTAGTACCTTTATAACTCTTTCACATTTTATATTATACTACTAAAATTTAGCAAAAATCGGCACACTTTCGGCATTTTTCCGGCAATTTTCCGGCAGTCTCATTATTTTATGTGACATTTATGACATTCAGGGACGGTTCTTTTTGTCATTTTAATGACAGAAGGAACCGTCCCTATTGTCAACAAGGATTTCTATAGCTTAATAACATTCTCATTCACCATTATTTTTGAAATCTTCTTTAATGCCCTCTTTTTAATTGCTCTACATTGTCTATCCTCTAAATTAACTATAATGGTGATAGAACGCCAGAGCATATTCTCTATGCATTTCATTTGAATTATCTGTTTCTCTATGTCACTTAAGGTGTCAATTGCGTTTTTAATTCTTCTTAGAAGCCTCTCAAGATGCCTCTTTTTATATTCAAGCAGATCTATTGTTCGTTGAATTTCGAGCTCTTTTATGGCTTGAAGCTCTGTTTTAGAAAATAGATTATTGGTTTTTATTAAGTTGTCATAATTCATTCCTGTGAGCTCTATACTATGCAAATCTTCAAGGTCTGCAATTTCCAGCTCAATCTCATTTATATTTGCTTCATATACCTTAACATTTTTAAGCATTTCTTCAACCTCTTTTAAATTCATTTTTTTTACATCTTTAGCGCCTTCGTTTTTTAAAGCTTGATTGAAAGTATTCATTTGTATTCCCCCTGTTATATGTTTAAAATTTAGTGATAAAAGCAATAAACATAATTTGCCCTAAGCAGCAAATTACATTTATTATCATATTTTGTCACATTTTAGAGTATAGTGCATAAATTTAGAATAAATTGTCATATGTTTAGTATTTTCCCTCAATCTTTTGTTCGGTTACATATAATGCTAAATTTGTCTAGTAATCTCTCCATCCAACCTGCCTGATTCTTCTCCTTATTCTTTTGTAGCTATCCTGCTTCATTGCCTGTATTATTGTTAAATCCTTTCTATCTTCGATTATCTGCTTTGTGAATTTATATAGCTTCACCTTAGTCTTGTCGTCCAGCATATCAATAATTTTTGCCAATCCCATCACTCCCTTCCTTTGTCACAAGCCTCAGGTTATGTTCATAGTGAACTTACTTTTACCTAGTCATATAATTCTTGCAGAGAAGCTTAAGTTTCTAGACAGTAAAAACTCAGGGATCAAGTCCCTGAGTTTTTACTCAGATTTCTCTTAAAAATATAGTCTATAATGAAAAATCCCAGATCAGTTTAGCTCCTGCTCTGGGAATCTTCATATTAGTAAATGCAGAAACCTTAGATCGGTTTGCACACAATCTAAGGTTTCCCTATCTGAATATCTCTCCACATTTTATATTATATCATCATTTTTTTGAAAAAAACGGCACACTTTCGGCATTTTTCCGGCAATTTTCCGGCAATTTTCCGGCAGCACAAAAATTGGTTTTATGACCAAAGGGATAAATCCCTTGGTTTTGTTCCTTTTTATGATATAACATATAATTTTATTGACACTTTATATGTTATAACTTAAAATATTATTAGATATTGAATCGTTATACAAATGGAGTGGTTAT